TACCGTCACAGGAGCATCAGTCCCATTGTCAAGAACAACGAAAGGTAATGCCTGCTTTGTTAAGTCATCAAAACTAGATTTAGGTGTCTCACCAGTGAACTGGCAAGCAGGAAGTGTAATCTTGAAAGTGTAGTAATAGGTAGACGCAATGTTAGAGCCAGTACAAGTCAACGTAATCGGAACGACACTACCAGCAGTGAACATCGTATAGAACGTAGTGTCTGCATAGTCAAGCTCAATAGTACCCTCATACGAAGGAAGACTCTTACGGATAGGTTGTGCCTTGAGTGCGCTACCTTGAAGGTAACGTCGCTCCACGTTCATCCCCAAATCTGCTTTGAGCATGAACTTGCTAACAGCACTAGCGTTACCATTAATGGTTGCCACAACCTGTGACCAGTCCCAAGGTACAGTGCTTGTAGGATATGAAGTAGCAGTAGCACTAGGGCCAGTAAGCTCTGTGCGTACATCTAAATCTGCTTTAATGTTCAGCAGTCCACCTTGTTCAACACCAATCTCAAAGCCTGTGAACGTGGTACCAGCATAGGTGAAGGTACGCAACGTACCGCCACTATCGGCACGCAACACTTGTGCAGTGTAAGACTTGGTAGGAGCAGCACCAGTAGCAGTGAAGGTCTGCTTATACGCTGACGTAGCACCTTGAGCAGATATAGCACTAGTAGAGAACATGCCTTGGAGGAGCAGTCCGAATCCTTTAGTAAGGATGTCTGCTTCTAAGGTTCCTTCTCCGCCCATGTCTATGATGGTGCGCCTATCTGAACGTACACTAGAGATACCAGCCCTGAAGCCTTTAGACTCTAAGAACTCTACCTTCTTCGTAGCAATGTCTGCCTGTGCTTCGAACGAACGCGTAGGGGCGACGCTAGTACCGTAGGTACTTTCAACTCCAAACGATACTGCTTGGTCTAGAATGGTACTCATTGTTTATTCTCCTTAGAATTACTTGGGTTTGTAAGAGACTCCTCTAGAGTCCACTCTGATGTTGCAAGACTTTCATAATCTTCTTTGTCTATAACTATTGAACTACCCTTATCACATTCATAGAATCTTCCAGATGGGAAACGTCCTGCAACACCATCAGTACCACCAATGTAAGAGACAGTGACCTGCACAGTCTTTACTGGTACAGGTTTAGCTGCTAATGGTTTAGAGTCTGGCATGTGTCTCTACTCCTATTGTGATAATGCATACGCGTCCATCAGCGTCAAAGCCTCCAGCCATATCGTATGAAGTGACAGTAGACCATAAGACACCAGCGACACTAAGACTAGGGTTCTCTGCAATGACAGTTTCTACTGCTGCTGCAAGAACGGTAGCGCGCAAGTCCACACCTTCCTGAGTGCTACGAGGCTGCATAATCTCCACCATAACGTCAGTGGTATAAACCTCATCACGACGCACAGGAAGAGACTTCATAGCAGAAGGCTGCTGCTGAGAACGAGAATCCCCTACCCAAACAGACTCACTACGCTGGATATCTCCGGGACTCCCATAACTAACCTGTACTCCAGTAAGCGCACTAGAAGCCTGTAAGGCTGTAACAAGCGCACTCTTAAACGCAGGAATAGTTGTAGTAGGCGTAGGCATTATCCAACCACCAGTCCACCACCAGAACGATACCTATTCAATACTGCGTTCACATCTGGTAACCCTGTAGGTCTACCGGGGCCACCAGCCATAGCCATGTTCACAGTGCCGTACTCATTCTGTACAGCAGTAGCCCTATCTGGCATACGATTAAATAGCTCCACACAATAGTAACGTGCGAGAGTACGCGCACACCAAGCAATATCATCAGGAGGATAAAGGTTGCCATACTCATAACGCAGTTCTATGTTACGTCCTGCAAGGTTAGTGGTGCTAGGAGTCAGGAAGTATCCTGTGTCTTTAGTTATCTGTCCTGCATCGTACAAGACCCATGTTGCCATAGTGCTAGCAGCAGTACTAGTACCGTTCTCTATAACAGACAGAAGACGGTACGGAAACTTCTGTCTAAGAAGTAGCTCTGCGCTACCGTCACCAGTAATACGCTCACGATAGTAACGCAACGTAAACGGAGTACCCACATATTTATCTATGGTATCTTCAGCCCAACGTATAGCATCCTCTAGAACGCTAACAGGAAACAAGGTAGCGTCAGACAATCCATCTTGGGCGCGCACTTCAGACAACGTACAGTACCGTCCACCAACAACTTCAACACGCGTCTTAATGGTTGTAGTAAGACCTGCAACGCTACCAGTCCACGCAATGGTTAATACATCACAGTCAGTCTGGACAGGAAGACTAAATGAATAGGTACCCACAGCAACAGACGTTGCTGTACCACTGGTTACTGCTGTACCGTCTTCTCTAGTTATAGCTACTGTGACAGCAGCACTAGCAGAAGTAAGGGTACCGTCAACATAGAAGTAACCATAAAGGAGCGTACCGCTTCCTTGAGATATGCGCCCTACAATCATTGTCCACCTTCAACTTGTCTCATACCACCAGAACCATCAACAGTTCCTACAGTCCTACCAGAACCATCTACTTGTCTTATCCCACCAGAACCATCAACAAGGTTTATAGTTCTACCGCTACCGTCAGTCTGCCTAACACCACCACTACCCTCATACCATCTGCCTGTAGCATTAGTTGCTAAAGCCATAGACATATCTGCAAACAAGTGTGGAGTAGTGCTAGGCCCAAAGAGCGTAAGCATAGTACGAGGTTCGTCAGTACCGAAAGTAGCCATTATTAACCATCACGCACTGGAGTAGTAATCTTCATCCAGATAGCAGGAACATTTGTTTGAGGAGCTTCTACGCCAGTCGTATTCCAAGTCAAGGGTAACGCACCAGTAACAAGTGTACAAGACAATCCTTGAGTATCTGGTGTGGCAGTAGACGGAGCAGCAGAAGTAGAAATAGTATACGGAATCGTAAGAGCGTTAAGACTCCTATAGGTAGGAGCAGCAGCAGACTGTGGTACAAGAACAGTCCAATACCAACCTGCCTTCACTGGAGCCCATAACCCTGTAATCTCTTTAGCACCATTAGCAGTAGTAGCAACAGTACCAGCGTCAACAATCAGCTGACCCGGCTTACCATTCTGAGACTCACGATATAGCCCAAGCCTAGCGACACTAGACGCTACAGACGTAGTGTTCTCACAACCAATAGACGTAATGACACAAGGCTGTGGAATATAGATAGGCACAGCATACGCAGTGTTCTGTGCGCCACCACCAAATGTGGAACGCGTACCACGCGTATAAATATAGTAACCATCTCGCAATGATTGGTTACGGTTCGCACCATAACCAGCACCACCAGCAATCTGCGTATACGTCCTAGTCAATCCTGCAAGAGTCTGTGTAACAGCAGCAGCGATACGCGTGTGTCCTTCATCAGAAGGATGAACCCTGTCACTGCAAACGTAACGCACATCGTAGATAGCTACAGCAGAATGTGCTGCTGGAGTAGTGCTGTTAAAGCCACGCGTAACAGTAAGAGTCCTAGAAGTACCACTACCAGAAATAGCAGTACAAAACATTTCTTCAATGTTTGTAGCATCAGCAAACCTAAGTACCGAACCGGGGCCAATAAGACTAGATGTACCAGAAGTCAAGGTCACTGCTATAGACGTTTGTGCAGAAGTAACAGAACCAGTGCTAGTACACTCAGTCTCATTACCAATAGCAGTAGCCAAATCTACAACCTGTACATCACTAGCAAACTCTGCTGCAATAGTATCTAGAGCAGCATTAAGGGCTGTAGCAACAGTCCCAGTAAAGAAGACCCAAGGTGAAGGAAACGCAGAACGGAACTGGTTAATCAACAAGACTGTAGGTGGTGAAACGTCTTCTACCCACCAGCCGTCATACGATACATCTTCATTACCTATGATTCCTGCTGCTGTAGCAATAATAGTTTTGCCTGCATCAGCAGCAGTCAGCGCCCATCGTTGTGTTACGGGAATACGAGAACGCGCAGTAGTCTCACTTGAAGCAGTACCCTGACCTGCAAGATAAGTAGTACCAGTCATGCCAGTAGCAGTCCCAGACCAAGTAACTCTTGCAGTAGTCATAGGTAAAGATACTCCTGCAAACGCAGCAGCAGATGCAGCAGTAGTACCGTTATAGCCTCGCGTCACAGTTAAGGCAGTAGTGCCGCCACCAGCAGTAATAAGCATTTGTTCTGTACCAACAAGAATCACATCTCCGTTAATGAACTGTGCGTAAGTATCTCCGAAGCCAGTACTAAGAGTAATCGCTGTAGTGACGCTAGTTGCAGAAGTAGCTAGAGAAGAACCATTACCAGTGCAAGCTAAGAAACATACTCCAACAGTGCCTCCAGCAAAATCTGCTGGAAGAGTAATTGTCACAGTGTTACCATTAGTAACAGTCTTACGATATGAAGGGCCAGTCTGAATAGTCTCATTAGAGACAGTAGTAGCAAAACCAGAATAGACGTTAGTGCTATCGCGTGAGTCATGTATCTCAGAAGCTCTAGCGCGTGACACCATTGTACGCATACCATGCTTGAAGGTAGGGATAGTGCGTGTCTCTGTAGAAGCCCAAGCGCGCACAGAGTCGTTTATGCCATACATCATTGTGAACAATGCAGGCAGACTCTTACTAGCACTAGAAGGAGCAGGAAGAAGACTTGTAGAATAGATATGGTTAGGATACAAATGGCGTAGCACAAGACCAGTACCAGATGTATCAGCAGTAGTATCACCACAAGAAGCAGTAGAAGCCTGCGCGCCAGCCTTACCCCACAAGAACACTTCATCAGGAGAGATACCTAACAAGGCAGCAAGCCTGTGAGTCCAGTTAGCGAAAGAATCTGATGTACCACCAGATGGGCCATACTGTGTGTAAGAGTGACCAATGCTAACAAGACCACCATAAGCAACAAGAGTATTATCTACGTTAGCTGCACTAGTAATACGTCCTTTAGCGTCTACCACTATCTGTGGATGTTGTGTACCAGACGTACCATAGGTAGCAGCAGTAACACCAGATGTAGTGAATGTAGGGCTAGGGTAGGTTCCTGTTAAATCTCCACCAGCACTGCCAGTAGGAGTACGAGAATCAGACAGCCTACTGTCATTACCAATAGCAACAGTAAGACTAGTAGACCCTGTAGGGACTCTAGCAACATCTAACGTACCGCTAGTGATGGTAGTTGCAGACTGGTTATGTGCTAGCGGAGTGCGCGCGTCAGAGAGTCTGCTGTCATCACCAACAGCAACAGTAGCACTAGTAGTTCCAGTAGGAATCCTAGCAATATCTAACGTACCAGAAGTAATAGTTGAAGCACCTTGAACATGTGCAGTAGGAGTACGCGCATCAGATAGGCGCGCATCATTACCAATAGCAACAGTCAAACTAGTGGAACCTGTAGGAAGGTTAGCAATAGGGACAGCACTAGCACTGTCAAGTGGAGCATAGCCTGATGCAGCACCTTTGTTAGCAGTAGCCTCTTTACCACTAACAGTTGTAGTAAGAGAAGATACGGTAGAGTCCATTGCTGCAATCTTGGCAGCAACACTAGACGTAGCTCCTCTAGCAGTAACAAGGTCACCACCGATAGCATTAACTTCAAGTGCTAGTTCATCGTGGTAACCAGAGTGTACGTCTGGTGTTGCAGGGCTAGCGTCTGTTATTCCTGTGTCTAGTGTTGGAGTAGCGCTAGGATATTGTGCAGGCATAAGGCTTCTCCAATCAGAAGATAGATAACACATGGATAGAGTCCCTACCTACAGAGTGTAGATAGGGACTCACACCACATAACTTACACTGCCATAAGCAGCGTGTGACTAGGTGTTCTTAAGAACAAACAGTCCATTAGAGTCAACCACTGCTGAGTCAACGCGCATCACAAACCTAAATGTAACAAGGTCAGTGTTGAACGCATAATCCTCAGAACGCGCAACCTGTACTCCGCCAGCCATACGCACATAGAAAGCACGCGGGTCACCGAATACAACAATCTTGTTACCAGTACCAAGAGCAGCCACATTGGGGTCAGTAAACACTGGCCTACCAAGAAGCGTATCAGGAGTACCAAGCGCAAGACCCGGCTGCCAGATGTAAGCAGAAGTAGAATCCTTCAACTTACGAACAGCCTTCAAGGTACTGTCCTTCATAAGGAAAGCACCATTGTTACGGTAGGCTGTAGCTGGAGCATGGTACAGGTCTATAAGGTCATCAGCAACGATGGTTGCTGAACCTGCTGCTGCAACAGAAGTTGCACCAAGAGTAATACCAGCAGGCTGTGACGAACCAGTACCAGTGGCAAGGTAACCACCAACACCATTAGCTAGTGCAACACCAGACTGACGCGCAAGGAAGTCAACAATGTTAATCCCCGTGTCACTGAGCAGCTCATTGCTAACCTGAATTAGGTGCGCAAATTTGTAAGCACCAAGAGTAACGCGACCAAACGAAGGCTCAGAAGCACTAATGGCTGAAGTCTCAGAAACCAGCGAAGCAGTAGAGAAACTAGTCTGCTTGGGAATCTGAAGGTTCTCTCCACCAGAAGTGTTAAGAATCGTTGGCCCCATCGCAAGAACTCCAGCGTTCTCTACAAAGTACTCAACAAGAGTATTGTAGAAAGACGTAGGAACTACTGACGCTCCAGCTGCACCACTTGCATACAGGCTACGGAAATCAGCATTGCGTGTCTCACCATTAATAAGGCTACGAAGTACGGCCTCATCACCCATGTCGCGAGACTCCGCGACTGGTGCTGCTACTGGACGTAGTGCTTCAAACTTGGCGCGAGCCTCATCTGACTTTTGGTCTCTTTCGGCACGCTCTACTAGAGAGTTGATGCGCGTGTCAAGTCCATCAATAGCAGCGTCAAGACGCTCTACTTTCTGGGTGTCTTCTCCATTGAGGCCATCGGCCCCAGCAGAGTCAACTACTGAACGCATCTCCTCAACAGCGTGTCTACGCTCAGCAAAGAGCGCTTCTACATTGTCGTAAGACATATTCTATTTCTCCTTATATGAAATGCTAATACGCGATTGCGTATCAGTTATAGCAAATGCAAGTGGAGTTACCGGCTTGCGATACGAAGACGCAAGGCAAGTTCTTTAGCCTTAGCATCCCGAAGACGACGTTGTGCTTCTTGAGAAGAAAGGTGAACAGTGTTCGGCCCATCATCCTCAGCACTAGCAGCCGCCAGAGCAGTGTCAATCTCTTCAGAAGTACCACGTTGTTCTGGCACTTCCATAGGGTCTTCATCTATAACAATCTCTTCAGGCATATCTTGAGAAGGAACCTCTCCTTCAATATAAGCCTCTACAACATCTAACGCTTCATCTGCAATAACATACTCAGCGAACGTGTGCGCTTCTGCTGCACAATACTCAACAAGAGTATCTAAAGCTGCAACTACTATTGCCTTCTGGTTAGAGGTTGGAGCTTCTCCCATAATGTAGGCGCGCAGTTCTCCAGCAGCACCAGCATCCACAAGGGTAGCAATATCTGTATTAGACATCTTAGCTAACGAACGTAACGCACTAGACGCTTCTGTATACGCAGGATAAGTGACAGGAGAAACATCATACAAAGCTACTTCTTCTAGAGTACGAAGAGGGTAGTCGTCTGCTGTGACTCCCCAACTGTCACGGATGACACGGAACCCAAATGAAGATTGTGTAATGTCACCACGACGCATAGACTCTGCAAGGTCTCTAGCCTGCTGTGTGTCGGGCAAGTCAACCTCATAAGCAAGACCCTTAGCGTCTTCCATCATGCGTAGCGTTCCAGCTTTGTTACGTCCTAGAACGTAGTTAGGGTCATGGTTGAACAATGCTCTAACGTCTGCTTCCAAGATAGTTTTCTTGAAAGCACCCGGAGATACTTGTTCTACAAAGCCTCCAAGGTTTTGACTGAGACTATTGAACACAGACGCATAACCTGTGATGGTTGTAAAGCCTCCAGCAGCGCGCACTTCAAAATCGTTAGTAATAGTTCTACGCTCTACGTTACTCATTATGGTGTGACTCCTTGCGTAATAGGTGAAGCCATGCTGGAGTATGTGTCTCCACCATCTACTGGCGCTCTATCTTCAAGCGCACGAACTTCGTTTATGGATAGCCACCCATTACCAAGAGCAGACGCGTATGCTGTATATCTAGCATTAGTGTTACCGCGCATCAGCCCATCTAGATTAAACTTAAAGAAGTCACCATTAGCAGCACCCGGTAGTAATCGTTGCAACGATGCTTCCACACGCTCCAACCAAGGAGAAAGAGTCCAACGCACAAAGCCAATAGACTGCTCCTCTAGACCACTACCCCACGACGTGCTGTTGCTACTATCGTTAAGAAGATGGGAAGGAACACCATACAGTCTGCATATCTCTTGTATCTGGAACTGCCTAGTTTGTAAGAACTGTGACTGCTCTGGAGTAAGAGTAATAGGGTCATAGGTCATGCCTGCTGTTAGGACAGCAAGACCTGAAGACTTCTGTGTACCTTTATGGTATGACTCCCATGAAGACTTCAAAGCATCTACTGCTTCTTGTGAAATGTCACCAGCTTCTTTAGGGATAGTGATAACACCACCCGGAGTACTACCGTTCTTATAGAACCTTCCAGCCTGCTCCTGTGCAGAAAGACCAACACCAAAGACATCCATAGCAGCTTGCAGTGGAGACAGTCCATACAGGCTACCGGGAATACGGATGCCGGGAATATGACATATCTCTTGGTCATTTAACTGTAGAGAAACTGTCTGACCCATTGTATCTGTGTTAGATACAGTGTAGATAAGTTTACGATTAGAGCCTCTAGTTATTGTGACGTTAGAAGGATGTACTGGCCATAGCTCTGTAACATTCCCACTACCATCTCTAGGAGTAAGCAGATAAGCGTTACCATGCAACAGGAGGCTAGAGAACACTTGGTCAAACATTCCAACGCGTGTCATCTCAGGGTTAGGGTTGTCTAACCAAGGTTGGTTGGGCGCAGGAAACCTAGTACCGTTACGACGATTGTAGATAGCAACAGGCAGAGTAGAACAGTTATCAGTGATGATGCGAATACAACCATACACAGCAGACAGCTTTAATGCAGTCTGTTCTGATACTGTTTGTCCTGTAGTGCCACCAGCAATAATGTTTATGTCACTGCCACTACCCCAGATAGACTGGTAACTTAGGCTGCGTTCATCTGTGTCTTCTCTACTGAAGAGTCTGTTAAATATGGTTGGCATTGTCAATCCTTCTCAGCACCTAGTGCTACTTAGTTTGTGCCAACGCGTTAGCAACAATAATACTGCTCACGCCGATAGCATAAAGTTGTACCCAAGATGGTGAAACGAATACAGCACCAGCAACAAACGCAATGCCTACCAGCTCTAAACAAAATATGAACGCACGCTTCATAAGACTCCCTAAAGGTTAATGATTCTTGGTACTACAACGCGTGGCTCTTCCCATGCTGCTGCGCGAGAATATGCAATCACTGCTGCAACAGCAAGGTCAATTTTACGTTCTGAAGACTTCGTAGACTTAGTGATACGCGCACCACGCGCATCCTCTTTAAGAACACAGTTAGCAAAGTGTCTAGCAAGAGCAGCATCCCCATTGTGAGATACTTTCCCATCTCGCACTGCATCGTAGAACGCTTGTGTTGCAGGAGACATGCGCCCAATACTGTTGGTAGGAAACTCCACTAGTGGGAGTCCTTCACCTTCTAGAACGTCAATACTGCGTTCCCATCTGTATGGGTCTAGCACTATTTCTCTAACCCTATATTTGGAAGCAATGTCACGGATAGCTTGTTCTACGTCAGCAACAGGAACGCGCCAGTGCGCGTCATCTATCGGACGTTCCCAATGACCTAAGACTTCTATATGGAAGTCTTCTAGAGATACTCCTATTAGTGCTGTGGAGTCTCCACGCCACGCACCATCGAAACCTACAACAATGTTCTCTTTGTCTTGTAGGTGTCTACCCTCAATGGTGAGTCCATCCCATGCTCCATGTGGAAGCCATGCGTTATGTGTCTCTGTCCATTGGTTCAAATAGTAACGACGAAACGCAGACTCATGCTGCTGCTTCAATGCAGCTTCCATATCATCTAGACGTTTGAAGGAACCCAATGCAGGGTTAGCTTCATACCAAGAATGTCTATCATCTAGTTCACATTCTTTGTTAGAAGGTTCCCACCATTTGAAATAGAACGTATCATCATCTACTTCACCAGACGCGACACGCTGACCATACTCATACAACTTGTAGCAGATAGTGTCGTGGTCATAACCAGCAGTAGTGATAGAAACTATAAGAGGATTACGACGCGTCGCACTACCCAATGTCATAGCCTCATACAAGTCTGGACTCTTATGAACGTGAAGTTCATCAATGATAACTGCATGAGGTTCTAGACCTTGTGCAAGTCCACCATCAGCAGACAAGACCCTGTAGATACTGTTGGTTGCAGCAATCTCCATATGATGCTGGAAAGGCTGCACTACTTCCATTAACGCTGGAGAAGATAACACCATACGTTTAGCCTCGCGGAACACAATGCGCGCTTGGTCTTTCGCTCCAGCAACACTGTATATCTGTGCGTTAGGTTCACCATCAGCAACCATAAGATAGACAGCAAGAGCAGCAGCAAGCGCACTCTTACCACTCTTACGCGGCATCCCTATTAGCCCCACCTTATGCTTTCTTAAACCATCAGGACGCAAGGTAAGTAGCTCACACATCATGTGCTTCTGCCAGTCAGCAAGCACAAAAGGCTTACCACCATACGAGCCACCAAGAGTCAGGAACGCTTCACAAAACTCTGCAAACAAATAGCCTTCAGTAGCAACACCATTAGTAGGACTCCAGATATCGTTCATATGCTTACTCCTCTAGGGGCAAGCTTACGATAACTTGCCTAACAAGTGGATAACGTCAAAGCGACGAAACCACTTAGGCTTGAGAAACAAGTGACCTCCCACTGTCCCACCAGCAATCCATAACAAGCCACCCAACAATGGATGTCTGCGTAACGTCTGTCTCCACCAGTCAGTCATAGTCTGACCATCGCTACGTTGTGCGTAAACGTCCCACCCAACAACAACCATAACCAGAACTAGCCAGCCTACCCAACCATCATTCCTGCGACTCTGCATCCTCAACAACCTCAGCATCCACAAGAACCTGCTGCTTCTTAGCAAAGAACGCTTCCAATGCAGACTGCTGCTCTAGTGCAGCAATACCAAGACGTACCCTGTCACTAGGATTCAAACCTAACAAACATTCCAAACGTCCCATAAGAACTTCAGCCTCAGCAGCCAACTTCAAAGCAGGATGAGCGACAGGCTGACCCATAGAACCTATAGCCATAATCCCATCTGTCTCATACAAATCCACAAGCGTTCTACGACGTTGTGTAATTTCCACATAGCGTCCAATACTAAGAGCATCACTAGGTTGGTAGAAGCCTCCTCCACCTTGCCAGATAGTAGACCACAATGCAGTCATCTCTTTAGTGAAATGCTTAGGAGCAGACGGTACAACAATGGTTCCTTCAATGGATACAGGAACCATCTTGTTAGAAGTCTTAGTCTTGGGTCTTGGCCCCATAGCCATTATGGATATTTGGCTTTCAAAACTTTAGACAATACTTGCCGCGTCAAACTACCAACAATGCCATCAGGCTTAATCCCACCAAAGCGTTGCGCGTTCTTGATAGCTTCCAGAGTCGCAGGCCCATGCAATCCATCTACTTTAATCTGTTGACCAAAGCCGGCAACAAGTGCTAACTGGATGTCACGCACACCAGTGTTCTGTTGGGGCCACACAACAGGGCCAGTGAGAATCGTGGTACCAAGATTGTGCAATGCAACATACAATGCAAGAAGGTCACCACCCGGAGAAGGGTTAGGTTTCTGTGCTACCACTGCAACAGGAATCTGCACAGGCTTAGGAGTCTGCGTGAATACCCATGCTGCTACAGCATCTCCGGGACACTGCGTAGCGTTAACCTGTCTGTGTGATAGGAGGCTTCCACCAAAGATGGTTGCAGCTTCCAGAATCGCAGGCTTATATTCTTCTACGAAAGGGTCACCTTGACCCATGAGAAGACAGATGCTTGCGTAAAGTCCATTGACTCCACCACCGTTTGCAGCACCTTCACAATTCCTACCGCGTCCTTCAATCAAAATCTGATGGGGACACGCAAAATAATTATACGCCACATCAATATAATTCTTACTCATCTCATAGCTTTGGATACCGCGTACCGCCGCGAGACACGCAGAATGTGGTTGTGCGTGGAGGTTCATCGCTCCACCACCAACCCAATGCATCACAAGACCCTTAGGATTACCAGCCTTCCAAGGCGTTACTGCACTCTTAGGTGGACGCGCGTTCCAAGTTTCTCTACTGTCAATCTGTACTGTCATCTGTCTCCTCTAGAATCTACGGACGCGCACTCCCCAATAAGCATCCGTGACCACCATAAAGTCCACAGAATTGGGCCAACATGGTGAAACTATTTGACGAAAGAAGCACTCTCAGGGTCACCAACAAACTGAGAAACAAGGCTCAGTAGCGCGCTGACTCCAGCAGCACCAGCACCAACAGCAAGCGCGCGCAAGCTGTTCACAGACATCTCAGTAGATACAACACTGACAGAAACGAAAGCAGTAGCAGCACCAATGAACGCACGCAAGGCACGCTCCAGAAGTCTCTTAGCAAACAGGCTCTTAGAAATCATCATGGTTCCTTTCATGCATAAACAATGCATAAACAAAAAAAGGCGTGACCACTTTCTGTGGTCAAAAAAAACGAATTGAAGACATAATCGACTCTTTTGTGCAAACGGAAGGGCAAGTCGCTCGGGTCAGGAAATCAATCAGTTGAACTTTTGACCACGGATTGTGGTGGTCATGGCTGCATATTTATGCATTGTTGTGCTTGTTATGCATCCTTTATCGTGGGTATGGTTTGTTTTTGTTCCACCTATGGTGGTTGCCAAGCGTACTGTTGCATCTCTTGCACATGGGTTGGAGGTTCGATATGTCATGGGTGCCTCCACTGTCTATTGGAAGTATGTGGTCAGCAGTGTCTGCTTTCCATCCACATCGTATACAGGCTGGATTAGATGCAAGGAGTAGCGCACGATTCTTAGGATAGTCTCCTGTGTATCGTCCTGTACGCGTGCGTGTGTCTTTGGAACGTGGTGCTGTGTGGTTACTACAGCTACTTCCACTGGTTGTGATGCCAGTGCATCCTAAGTGTTTGCAGGCTCTTGGTGCCATGTGTGTCCCTTGTGCGCTTCTCTGGCAGACGTAGTGTTCACATATGTGTGGTGTCTCGGTGTGCGCGTTATGTGGGAAGACATGGTGCCTCATACTATACTGCTATGGGGAGAATTGTGATATCTGTATTTGTTGTACGCACGCAGTGCGTTTATATGTTTACAGCTTACGCGTATAGGCTACGCGTATAGCCTATGTCTATAGTCTATGCCTGTATTCTTTAGGCGTATCTCCGCACTTCGTGCGGTACTCTTGTATTGAATAGGGCTATTTCCCTTCCCATACCATACTGCTATGGGAGAGCCTGTACAGATTATGTACAGGGTAGCTCATTGAATCTAAAATCTTTGGGGAGTCTGTTGCGTTCTGTTGGGAGCATGCCTGCCCAGATTCCTTCTTCTCCTTCGTCTAGAAGACTCTTCTCTAGGCAAGCTTGTCTGATGTGACAGTTGGAGCAGGCTATGACTATGTGTCGTGGGACGCAGGCTCTTCCTTTGCCTTCTGGGAAGAAGTCTCTTATGGGTATTCCTTTGCAGTTGGCTTTGTTCCAGTCTGTCATGGTAGTTCCTTTACGTTAGAGAGGCTGTGTGGCCCTAGAAGGTGCTATATATGTCTAGTGGGTGTCTAGGGCCACTATGGGAGTTACGTCTACTGACGGGGCTTCTAGGTACCTTAGCGGCGCTTCTGTGGCTGCTTGTCCCATTCGTCTAGGAGGATTCCTGCGACAGCATAGATATCCTTACTCTGTGTGTCTGTGATGTCACTGCTTGTGAGTATCTCTTCTACGACGTATGCTGCACTGTCACGATGCTGCTCCCAGAGATAACCCTGTGGGATAAGCAGGTCTTTGTGATTACACAGTTCTGTGACTGTGCCATTGAGTATCTCGCGTGCGCTTTCGTAGGTGGTCATGCTGTCTCCTCAAGCTCTTGAGTCTTGCAGTCGGCACAGCATGGTGCTGTGTTGTCTAAGCCATACCCATCTTGCCATGTGGTGTCTGTTGCTGGATTGTCACAAAACTCACAGCAGAGATATGCAACATTGAGTGGTGGTGGTGTGGTCATTGTGTTCCTTTCGGTGCTGGTGTCTCTTGCTGCGATTGCAACAAGAGTCTTACTGTGGTCAGTCTGTGCAGAGAAGGTCATCTAGTTCTTCAGATAGGAACCTTGCAGATGCGTCGTTGCCATTTGCGTACAAAGCCTTTATAGCGTGGATGTAGGAACCTCTATGCTTGCTTAATGCCATGCGTGCGATGCGTACCATCTTCAATGTGTTGGTGGTGTCTTCGTTCATGGTGTTCCTTTCGGTGCTGGTGTCTCTCTAACCTGTTGGCTAGAGAGTCTTGCTTGGTGTTATAGGGCTACGACGCTAACCCAGTCGCACTCAATGTTGAGCTTGACTTCGCGTCCTGCAAGAGCTTGTGCAAGCTCGTATGAGTTGGCGCTACCAACATAGTATTCAACACCATCGGTAGAACCGATGACCTTGAAGTTGTCTGTGGTTGTTGCCATTGCGTCCTCCTAGGGACTCTGTGGAAGGTCTTTCCTTCCGATGGGATGTAACCTACACTATCTGTACCCCATGTCAAGCATTGTTTTGGATATTTCTTCAAATTCTCGAGAATTTCCAGCACCAGCCTAGGATATTAGCCCAAAATAATTTCTACAAACGTACACATATCTACGTTTATAGAGACAATACAGATAGAGACTGCATCTCCCATAGCAGTAGAAGTGTATGGAAGATAAGGCACGCCAAGGTCATATAAATAGACAGAAAGGTAAACGTAAGCAAGCGATGGTTAGACGTACTCTGGAAGCCATCTATGGTGTGCAGGTCAACTGGACTCAACATAAATCTGAAGAAGAGAATTGGGTACATTTGCCTGTTGCTGTGGAGGTTAAAGCTGGTAAGCAAGTTGGCCCTATCCATACGCGCTATAAGAACGCACGCGCACAGCATGAGAAGAGCGTTCCTAACGACACTAGACCTTTCTTGTTTGTGGCGTGTCCTGATGGGGACAGTGACGCGTATGTTATAGTGCGTTTGTCAGAGTTCGAATCACTATTAAAGGAGACACTATGACAGCACCAGACTTTGCAGTAAAAGGGCCGGGAGGAAGATGGTACGAGCTACCAGACTCTATTGTGGATGGAGGCTTCAGGGGTATGAGTGTAACCACAGTGTTATCTAATGGTGTTCCTGCTCCAGCACTAAAGAAGTGGGGAGAGAACCAAGTAGCAGAATGGGCTGTAGCCAACCTCACAGAATGGAAAGACCTACCTAACGATGAAGCGTTAAAGCTGTTGAAGAACGCTCCGTACAGTACGCTCACAAAAGCTGGTAATCGTGGTACAGACATCCATGAGATTGCAGAACGTGTCGTAGGTGGCTTAGATGTAAACAGCTTTGAAGGTCAGGTTCATGGGAAGTTTGCACAGTACATCCGAGACTTTCTAGATGACTTTAAGGTAGAAGTCATATCGTTTGAGCGTACCGTCATTAACTTTGAGTATCTGTATGCAGGCTCTTATGACCTGCTGTGCAAGATAGACGGACGTACAGTGCTAGTGGATTGGAAGACTTCTAAGAGCGTCTATGGGAAGTTTGGTGTGCAGTTGGCTGCATACGCTAAAGCAGACTTAGAGCTTACTGAAGATGACGTTCTGGTGCCTATGCCACAAGTAGATGAGCTTGCTGTGGTACACTTGACAGAAGATGGTTACAAGTTCATTCCTGTAGTGACTCCTATAGATGACCTGTTCAATCTGTTTACGAAGATACGCAGTGTCGCGGACTTCACTGTGGCAGGAGAACGCAAAATATTAGGGAAGGCTATAAATGTCAATCGAAAGTAGAACCAAGAAGCTCTTTGAACGCATGGACAAGATGGACAAAGACCATCTTGGTACTGTGTGGGGAGCAGCAATGTTGGCTCAAATCAAGATGCCTTGGGATGACAATTCTATAGACATCATGTTCCAGACCTGTGACATGGTGGAAGCTGTCCCAGACTTTGAAGCACTTTCTGCAATGGTCTATACAGCTACGAAGGGTAGTGCTAAGAATCCTTGCAAGATATCTGATGCAGAGTACCGTACTGTAATGTATCTTGCTAACAAGACCACACAAGTGGGAAACGAAATAACTAACGAAAGAGAGAACTAAATATGTCACATCCGTTTGACACGCTCCAAGGCAGTGGTGGTGGTGGAACATTTGTTAAGTGGGAAGAGGAAGGTCAGCAGGTTGTTGGCATCATCCGTTCACTAGACGTAGTGCGTGACCACTTTGCTGACCCTAACGATAAGAACGCAGCGATGCATCCACGCTTGACCATTGACACTAAAGATGGTGAAAAGATTGTAACCTGTGGACAAGCACAGCTACGTTCTAAAGTTATTGAGGCTCACCAGCAGCATGGTCTTAACATTGGTGACCACATCACCATCACCTATACAGGTATAGAAAGCCTTAAAGGTGGGAAGACAATGAAGTGCTTCATGGTTGCAGTAGAAGAGACAACCAGCAGTAGCGTCTGGGACGATAAAGAACCCTTCTAGGTAGGGGAGGCAAGTAGTGGGGGTCGCGACCTGTCAAGTTGTGACTTAATGTGAGGCAAGTACTCTAAGTTTTGTCATACCATTTATACTTCCTGTCGTGTGGCAGGCTAGAGGGTAGAAGCAAAACGAAGAAGAACAAGTCTCTCCCCACTTACCCTGAATGGCATACTCTGTGGTTCAAGTCCACAGCAGGGACAAACATAACCATAGACAGGAGAAACATGACACCACTAGACAAAGTAATAGAACGCTTAGACGCTAAAGGCTGTAACGCAAAGCGTGGTGCTGCTGGTTGGCAAGCACAATGTCCATCACATGCAGATAAAGCACCTTCTCTATCAGTCAGTGAGACTGAGCTGGGGAAGGTGCTTCTCTATTGTTTTGCAGGTTGTAGTACTCAGGATGTTATGAGTGCGCTTGACCTAACCTTCTCTGACCTGTTTGCACGCGATGGACGGACAGTACCTTCTGATGCTGATGGTAAGACGTTCAAAGCAGATTATCACTACCGTTCTGCTGACGGAACCATGTTATATCGCGTACGCAAATATGCTTACCCTAACGGACAGAAGACCTTCAGACAACAAGCGTTCTTAGATGGCAATTTCCAGCATACGATGGGAGCAGTAGAGCGTGTCCTATACCAGTTGCCACAAGTAGTGCGTGGCATTGCACAAGGTAAGCCTGTGTGGATTGTGGAAGGAGAGAAAGACGCAGAGAACCTGTCTATGCATGCAGGGATTGTTGCTACTTGTAATCCCGGTGGTGCTGACAATGGTACTGGTAACAAGTTTACACAGGCAATGGTTAGCGCACTGGATAAGGCTACAGAAATAGTAGTCTGCATAGACAATGACCCACCCGGTGAGCAGCATGGACGCGGTGTGTATCGTCGTCTGATGCGTGACGGACGGACACTAAGCATTGTACGTCCCACAATAGGTAAAGACATTAGTGAACATCTTGCTGGTGGTGGCACTGTTGCCACACTAGAACTGTTAGACAGTAGTGAATCTCCTACAGGATGGGTAGATGAAAGCCCATTGCTGTTAGAAGAGCCTGAGAACCCTAACGGATGGTGGCCTATAGATGCTACTGCCTATCTAGACGGTAGCTATACGCCTATTGTCCCTACAGTGTTGACACGTTCTGATGGTCAAGGGTTGTTCTATATTGCTAAAGTTAACAGCCTCTTTGGAGAGTCAGGCAGTGGCAAGAGTTGGGTATTGCTTCATGCTCTAGCACAACAGATAACGCTAGGTCACGATGTCGCATATATAGATTACGAAGACAGTCCCGGTAGCGTCATTGAACGTCTAGTGCTACTTGGATTGACTCCATCTGAAGTGCAAGAACGCTTCCACTATGTGAAGCCTTGGGGAGATATCACAGAACCAGAGATGGAACGCTTATGTGAGTTCCTTATCTCAAGACACTGTACTGCTATAGGGATAGACAGTGCAGGAGAAGCATTGGCAATGGCTAGCAGGAACCCTAATGCTGACGAAGAAGTAGCAACATGGTATAGGCAAGTACCGCGCAGGCTCGCACAGACTGGTGCTGCTGTCATCCTTGTAGACCACATAGCCAAATCTAGTGAAGGTAGACCCACAGCGATTGGTAGCCAACGTAAGAAAGCAGCGATAGATGGAGCATCGTATGCGGTACATACAGAGGTTCCATTCTCGCGTGGACACTTAGGTGAACCGGGACTCTTGCGTATCTCCTGTAGCAAGGACAGACATGGACAGTTTGCTAATGGTGCTACAGCAGCCTTAGCAAGCATCAGTACGCAACAAGGAGTACATATAGTGCTTACAGACGCACGCAACCCTATAGCGAAGACGGTACAGAAGGTGGATATGAAGTTAGAGGAACGCGCTACCAGTTGGATTGAAGCACAGACAGAAGCGTGGACTCTCGCAGATTTTAACAATGCTGTAGGTGGTGATACTTCAGAACGCTTTACTATCCGTACACAGAAGGTCAATCACTTGTGGCGTGCGACTGGAGAGAAGCGTGGTCTAGAAGGCTTGTATATAACGATACGTCCAGAAGAGATGTTTGCTTCTCCTGTTGAAGCTACAAAGTTTACAGGGTAGGGGACACTTTGTACTTAGGTATAGGAACATATATTCAACTATGAAAGGTATTAGATGACAGAACCAGAGAGTATTGCAGAGAAGCGTATCGTCCATTTGGAGCGTGAGGTTGCGCGCATACGCGCAGAACGGAACAGTGCGCGAGCAGCACATAAGACAGCAGAGAAAGAGACTACAAAGTATGAACGTGCCAACAGTCTGCTGGTAAAGGCTAGCAAGGTTAGTGTGGAGAGTGTACCTTGGAAGACTCCACGCAACAAGGTAGCGCGCAAAGGTGCTGCAACAGCCTTAGTCATGTTGTCTGACCTTCACTTGGATGAGATTGTACCGCCAGAAGAAGTAGGTGGAATGAACGCCTACAACAGAGAGATAGCCCTACAACGATTACAGCGAACTGCTGACGGAGCTATCCACCTAGGTAAGAACCTTATGGGAGGCTTTGAGTATCAAGGTGCCATAGTTATTCTTGGTGGTGACATGGTTGCAGGCAACCTCCATGATACAGAAGCCTTCAATGAATCGCACTCAATGATTCATACAGTAAACTTCTGGGTAGACCATCTAGCAAGATTCTTAGAGACTATTGCAGATGCCTATGGCCCTACACACGTTGTTAGTGTTGTAGGTAATCATGGCAGGCTGACATTGAAGCCACGCACTAAGGGGCGCGTGGAAGACAATTGGGATTATCTGCTATCCATCATGTTGCAACGTCACTTCAAACCAGATAAACGCTTCACTTGGAACATCCCACTTAGTGCTGACGCACTAGTAGAAATCTATGGACGGAAGATGCTGGTAACGCATGGTGACCAGATGGGCAGTGGCAGTGGTCTAGCAGGGTTAGTGGTTCCTGCTTCTATGTTGGATGCTAAGAAACGCAAACGTAACAGCACCTTTGGTCAGGGCCATGACCATATGTTCATGGGACACTGGCATCAGTATTTGCGTACAGGCAAGGTCACAATCAACGGAGCGTTAAAGGGTCTAGATGAGTATGCGTTCTTAG